ATTTCGGATATGGCAAAGCCTTCCAGCGCGCGGCCTGCGTCTGGCACCGGCGCGCGGGCAAAGACAGCATGGGCCTGAACCTCACATGCCGTGAAATGTTCAAGAGGACCGGCACGTATTGGCACCTCTTTCCTGAGCAAGCGCAAGCGCGCAAGGCAATCTGGAACGGCGTCGACAAGAAAGGTCGGCGGATACTCGAGCAAGTGTTCCCTGGCTTCCTGAGATCGATGCAGATCCGAGGGCCAAGCGGGATTGTGAAGCGTGTCAGTTCTCAAGAAATGCTGATCGAGCTGGTTTGTGGATCGATCTGGCAAATGGCCGGATCCGACAATTATGACAGCCTGGTCGGCTCAAACCCTGTTGGCGTCGTGTTCTCGGAATACTCGATCGCAAACCCGCTTGCCTGGGACTATATCCGCCCGATCTTGCTGGAAAACGGTGGATGGGGTATTTTCATCTATACGCCACGGGGCAGAACGCACGGATACCAGCTATTTCAGATGGCTCTAAAGAATGATGATTGGATCGCTGAGCGGCTGACGTATCGAGACACGGGCGTCCTGACGGATGCTGACATCGAATCAGAGAGAGAGTCCGGAATGAGCGAAAACAAGATCCTGCAGGAATACTTTTGTGATTTCGAGGCGGAAAATGATGACCAGCTCATCCCGTCTGCGGCTGTCACCTCAGCGCAAAAGATCGAGGCGCTATCTCACATCGATGACGCGATGGTCCTGGGGGTCGATGTCGCACGGTTTGGAGATGACAAGTCGGTGATTTACCCTCGGCGCGGGCGTGATGCGCGAACAATGCCGATCGAGGTCTATTCCAAGCTCGATACAATGCAGGTTGCCGCCCGGGTAGCGGCTGCGATCGACAAATATAAGCCAGATGGCGTGTTTATCGACGTTGGCGGTATTGGCGCGGGCGTGGTCGATCGCCTTGTCCAGTTGAATTATAGCGTGATCGGCGTGAATTTTGGCGGTACGGCTGATTGCTACATGCCTGGCGCAACCAAAACGGCGAACAAACGCTCTGAAATGTGGACGTTTATGCGCGACGCCCTGAAAACGGGCCTGGCTATCCCTGAGGATACGCGACTGGAATTCGAGCTGCTTGCCCCAAATTACACCTATGATGCAGATAACGCGATCTTGCTGGAAAAGAAAAAAGACATGAAAAAACGCGGGCTGCAATCGCCTGACATTGCTGATGCATTGGCGCTTACCTATGCCTATCCGGTCGAGGCAAGGTCTATGCAAGAGGCAGAAGAACAGCGTAACAATGAACAATATGACCCTTTTGGATGGAGTAAGTGAAAATGTGTGGTGCCCCTGATATCCCCGAAGCAACAAAATACCAGCAATCTCAGTCGCCTGTTTACCGCGATCGCCAAGATCAGCCAAGCACGGGCCGGCGCGGGACAATCCTGACCGGTGGATCCGGTATCCAGGACAGCAACCCGACCATGAAGAAAACAGCGTTAGGTCAGTAAAATGTCAGTTGATGAGCGCGAATTGATTTCAGATCTACGCCGCCGACGCGGTGGGATGGACGTCGAATATAGAGAATGGGAACCCCATTTCAGTGAGCTGCGCGACGCAATCCAGCCTACGCGCGGTCGGTTTAGTCTCGGGGAAAAACGCAACTCATCGACGCTGAACAAGCGGATCATCGATTCTGCGGGCCGTAAAGGTTTGCGGACATTGAAATCCGGTCTGATGGCTGGGATGACGTCACCCTCGCGGCCCTGGTTTAAACTGGGCCTGCATGATGAAACGAATTCGGATGACCCCGATGTCCGGGCTTACCTGCATGAAGTGCAAAAGCGCATGTACACGGTTTTGCGCGGGTCCAATATCTACCGGACGCTTGATGCCTGTTATGGGGATCTTGGCCTATACGGCACGTTTGGCGGCCTGATTACCAAGCATTTCGACAATGTGATCCACTCTCACACCTTCCCGATGGGCCTCTACCGCATTGCGGAAAATGAGGATGGTATTGTCGACGTCCTGCATTGGGATATCAGGATGACCGTCAGCACGGTTGTTTCAAAGTTTGGCCTCGATAAAGTCTCGAGATCTGTCGCGAACCGGTACAAGGCAAACGATCTTCACTCGCATGTAGATGTCTGCGCTGCGGTCGAGGTCAGGCGTGAGCGCGATCCGATGTCTCCTCTGGCGGTAAACAAGCCTCTAGCGTCCTACTACTGGGAAAAGAGCCGTAGCGATGCGATGCTCGAGATCTCAGGGCACGGCACCAACGGGATCCTCGGCCCCCGCTGGGAACGTGTCGAGGGCGAGTCCTGGGCCGTGTCTAGCCCTGGGATGGATGCTTTGGGCGATTGTATCCAGCTTCAATCCCAACATCGCAGCAAGGCAATGGCTTCCGAAATGTCCTGGAACCCGCCAATGATCGGGCCAGCCGGGTCAAAAAACAGCTATCGCAACGTGCCAGGCGGCGTGACGACATCGACCAGCACCGACCTTTCAAAGGGCGGCCTGCGTCCTGCGGTCCAGGTGGATCCGCACATTCAGGAACGCATGCTTGATATTCGCGAAACACAACAGCGAATTTCGTCCTCGTTCTATGAGGATCTATTCCGGATGGCGTCACAGTATGGGGTCGAGGGCGTCAAGGGCGTCACAGCAACGGCCATCGCTGAAATGCATGAAGAAAAGCTGATCGCCCTGGGTCCGGTTTTGGAAAGTCTCGATCACGGCCTGCTTACTCCGATTATCGAGGCGACGTTCTTCTACATGCAAGAGGCTGAGATCCTGCCCGAAGCGCCGGATGCATTGAATGGCCAGCCTATCAAGGTCGAGTTCATTTCCTTGCTGGCTCAAGCGCAAAAGGCGATCGGCCTGGCCTCGATCGAGCGCACAATTGGTTTTGCCGGATCTCTTGCGGCAATCAAGCCTGAGGCTCTGGATAAGATCGACGCTGATGCAACAATGGATGAGTTTGCGGAACAAGTCGGACCGCCTCCGGGGATCATCCTTTCGACCAAGCAGGCACAAGAGGCGCGGGCTGCACGGGCCAAGGCACAACAGCAAGCTGCGATGATGGAGAATGCTCAGCCATTGGCTCAAGCTGCAAACCTGATCTCTGAGGCAAACGAGCGCGGCGTCGCCGGGCTTGAACGAGGGCTCGCATGATGGACGAACCAAAGGAAAAGCTCGAGGATTTCGTCCAGCGAACCCTTGATGAGGAAATCGACCAGGCGTGGCTGGATCTGATCCAAACCAAGTCCGGTCGGCTCCTGGTCTGGTCTATCCTGGATAAGTGCCGCTGTTTCAATTTCGACCACTACGGGGGTGAAACTGACCTGGTGCATAAGGGCAGGCAGCAAATAGGTGGCGAAATTTTGCGGGATTATGTATTCCCTCATGGTATGGGGATTTATGCGCAATTGCTGGTCGAGGCTGAACAGCGTGATGATGGCCTTAGGGTCGCGGCCCTGGCGGATCTGAAAAACGAGGAACAAGAGGGATAAAATGAACATCAATGATTTCTTAGCAAAGTATCGCAAGCCAGTTTTTGCAATCGAAGGTGAAGGCGCTCCGGCTGCCGCGCCGGCTGGTGAACCTGCCGCTGCCCCTGCTGGCGATGGCGCTGGCGAGACAGCCCTTGGCGGCGATGCGGCTCCCGCGGGTCAACCTGACGGTGCCGCACCTGAGGGCGATGCGACCGCCCCGGCTGGCGAAGGTGAACAGAATGACCCTGCATCTGGTGAAGAACCGGATCCTGCAGAGTTTAAGGTTTCGGCCCCCGAGGGGCTGGAAAACTACCAAGGCGAATTTGAATCGTATTCGTCTGAGGCTTCAACGTGGATGCAAGAAAACCCCAACGCAACGCCGGCTGATGCTCTGAAATGGGCAGCCGAACGGCAAGCGGCGGCGGTTTCAAAGCAAACGCAGGATATTTCTCAGGCGTTTACCAAGCAAATTGAAACTTGGGAAGGTGAGGCAAAAGCGGACAAAGAGATCGGTGGTGATAATTTCGGCGCGAACCTGGCGGTTGCCAAGCAAGCGATCGATACTTTCGGCAGCGATGAACTCAAGTCCATCCTCAACGAGTCTGGTCTGGGGTCACACCCGTCCATGATTAAATTCGCTGTAAAGGCGGGCAAGTCGATTTCTGACGCCTCGGTGATCAAGCCGAATGTGTCGATGTCGGAAGGCTCGGCCCTGCAATCTCGCTACAACAAGTCATAAGGAATAATTGAATGGCTGTTCTCTCTCAAACAATGCTCGGCTTGGCCGACATCTACAAGCGGACCGAAGGCAAGCAAAAAGCTGCCGCTGATATCATCGAAATGATGAACGACACATCGCAAGACATCTTCGATGACTTCGTGATGACCGAATGTAATGACGGTACAAAGCACACGCATACAATCCGGACCGGGTTGCCTGACGTCGGCTGGGGCCAGCTTTACAAAGGCACGGCACAATCGAAATCCCAAACGCAGCAAGTTGATGACGTGACCGGATTTGTCGAAGGTCTGTCGTCTGTCGATAAGCGTCTTCTGGATCTTGCAGGTCCAAACCGCGAAGCAATCCGCCGCTCTGAAAGCGAGCCTTTTGTCGAGGCGATGGCTCAAGAGCTGGTATCTGCCCTGTTCTACCATGATCCGGCAACCGACGTGAAAAAGCCCAAAGGCCTGAGCCCTCGCTTTGCGACGCTGGCCAATTCCGGCGCTGGCAACCAGATCGTTGACGCTGGCGGTACAGGATCCGACAACATGTCGATCTGGATGGTAACATGGGGCGGCGCTGGTCTGCACGGCCTTTATCCCGAGGGCACCGCTGCGGGGATCAAGCAGGAAGACAAGGGCGAGCAACGTGTCCTCGATGCTGAGGGGAACCCTTATTACGCTGAGGAAGAACTGATCCGCGCGCACATGGGTTTCGGCCTGCGTGACTATCGCCGCGTTTCGCGCATTGCAAACATCGATGCATCTGACCTGGCTGCCGGATCCGTCGATCTCTACAAGTTCATGCGCAAGGCTTACTACAAGCTGCAGAACCGTCGTCTGACCAAAGTGCGGAAGCAAGAGAACGCTCAGCATACCGTGATCTACATGAACACGGACGCGCTCGAAGCTCTGGATGGTCTGGCCACAAACGCCGGTAGCAGCGACAACTTTGCCCGCCTCAAGACGACTGAGATCGAGGGTAAAGAGGTTATGGCCTATCGCGGGATCCCAATTCGCGAAGCCGATGCCCTGGTCAACACCGAGGCGCGCGTCATCGCGTAATGAAACAAACCTCCGGCGCAACCGTGCCGGGGGATTTCTGGAAATTATGGAGACAAAAAAATGTCCATTCTTGATGCAAACCTCGTTGTTTCTGATGCTCAAGCAATCACGACAACAGCGATTTCGACCAATGTGATCAACCTCGGCGCTACTGGGATCGTTCCTCGTGAAGGCTCGGTGATCGCGCGCAACCTCGGCGCGGGCGTTCCCCTGCCGATCCTGGCTCAAGTCGTTGAAACCTTCGCGACATTGACCTCGCTGACTGTGACCTTGGAAACATCCGATAGCGCGGATCTTTCGGCGTCGACGGTTCTTGCTACCACAGTCGCAATCCCTGCGGCTTCCCTGGTGGCGGGCTTCAACCTTGGCGGCGCTCTGCGCTACATGCCATCGGCTGAAATCAAAACCTATCTCGGCATGCGCTACACGGTTGTTGGTACTACCGCGACCGCTGGCAAGATGACCGTTGCAATCGGTTCCACCGAGGCAGCTGGCTAATGGGAAAGACAGCAAAAATCTGGGTGAAAGCCACAAGCCGGGGTCAACGGCCTGATGGCGTTTGGGTGAATGAGGCATCTCCTCCGTTCACGGTCGATGAAGGCGCATTTTCCAAGCGCTGGATGGGGAAAGTCTCCGAGGCTGAGGCGGTCAAGCTGACTGCTGCGGCCAAAGCTGAGGCTGATGCCAACGGCTCAAATGATGAGCTTACGGCTGTCACGAAAGAGCGTGACGATCTGGCTGGCCAGGTCAAGGTTCTCGAGGCTGAACGTGACAAGGCTGTCGAGGCAGGCGGGGATCTCGCGGTCAAGCTGGCCAAAGCTGAGGCTGAGATCGAGGCTTTGAAGAAAAAGCTGGTTGAAAAGGCTCCTGAAAAACCTCCGGCCTCCGTCGCTGGTGATAAGAAGTAAGCCGAATGGGCCGCCCTTCGGGGCGGTCCTTTTCCGTTAAGAGGGTGAGAGAATGTCCAAAGTACAAATCTGCAATCGCGCGCTGTCAACGTATCTTGGGGCTTCCCGGATCAACTCTTTGACCGAGGCGTCGCCTGAGGCTGAACAGTGCAACTTGCACTATGATGACACGCTGCAATCGCTGCTCGAAATGCACCGATGGGTTTTTGCAAAGGGTCGGCAGATCCTCGCGGTCCAGGTCAATGACCGGGTGGGTGAATGGGGTTTCAAGTATGCCCGACCGTCTGCCGCTCTAAAAATCCATTGGGTGAATGACGCGGAAACCGCGCGGATCCTGATGGCTCAAAACATGCACCCTGATGCGCCGCGCGACGTGTCTCAAACTGACATCTATTCCGATGTTGAAAACGCTACGTGCGAATTCACAAAGCTGATCACCGACACGACAAAGTTTCCACAGTATTTTGCGGACGCGCTATCTGCCGCGCTCGCTGCGAATATCGCCATGCCGATCACAGAAGACATCAAGCGGGCACAAAACGCGATGTCTCAGGCTGGTGATAAACTAGATATGGCGCGCGTCCTCGATGAGGAAGAAACCCCGCCCCTCGGGTATCGAACGGTCCCTGATTACCTCACTATGCGGGGGGTTTACTGATGTTCAATGAAACGGATCCGCGCATTCTGGAATCGATCAGAGAGATCTCAGGCACCTATGACATCGTGGCCAGCGCCATCGAGAAAAAAAAGCGCCTTTTCAAGTTTGGGCGCTCTGACGATCTCGGCACCTCAAGCGAAATGGTTTGGACAAATGGCGGGCTTGAAATACTGCCGACCGGAAACACGATCGATAGGGCTGTTTCGACTGACGCGGGGGATGATGCGGTCATCGGCTATGAGGTCCACACGATCGACGGTGACAACAAGGCCACATTCTACGTCAGGACGG